ATGGCGAAAATCATTACGCCGCTGTCGGCAAATCAGGTTAAAAATGCGAAGCCGCGCGATAAGCTGTATAAGTTGTCGGACGGGGGGGCTGGCTTTGTGGGTCTACCCGACGGGCGGACGGAGTTGGAAGCTGTCGTTTATGCAGGACGGAAGGCAACAGACAATTTCGCTGGGGCGGTATCCTGATTTCTCGCTGGCTGAGGCGCGGGAATGGCGGGAGGAGGTGCGCCGAAAACGGGCACACGGGGAAAATGTCGTCAATAAGAAGGTGCGGGCGGATTTTGCTTTTGAGAAGGTGGCGCGTGATTGGTTTGTGCGTTGGTCGAAGGGGCGGTCTGAAAAGTATGCCGGACAGGTTATGCGGAATTTTGAACGGTGGGTTTTTCCGGCTATCGGCAATCTTGATATCCGTCAAGTCAGGACGGCGGACGTGGTCGGCTGCCTGCGTGTGATGGAGGCGCGCGGTATCGTTGATACGTTGCGCAAAACGAAAAACAGTCTGAAGATGGTGTTTGCGTTTGCGTTTGCGGTCGGTTCGGGAATGATGGAAATCAACCCTGTCGCGCAAATCGGTTCGGGTGTGTTTGAACGGGTGAAAACCAAAAACATGACGGCGTTGAGTCCGTCCGAATTGCCGCGCCTGATTGATTTTTTGGAGCAGCGCAATGAATTTGCGGTTTATGCGGGCAGGGTGCATATCCATCCTGTAACGCGGTTTTGTATCTATTGGCTGCTGTTGACGATGACGCGGATTCGGGAGGCGGCGTTGATGGAGTGGTCGGAGTTGGACGGGGAGGTTTGGCGTATCCCCGCCGAACGGAAAAAGGAGCGGCGGGGGCATGATGTGCCGCTGTCGCGGGCGATGCGGTGGGTGTTGGATCAGGCGCGGGGGCTGAATGTGAACGGGCGGTTTGTGTTTGAAAGTGTGAATTTTCAAGGGCATATCAATAAGGAAAGTCCGCGCGTGGCGATGCGGCGGTCGGGGCTGGATACGACGGCGCACGGTTTGCGCTCGCTTGCGCGTACTTATTTGCGCGAGGTTCTGAAGGTGTATAATGATGTGGCGGAAAAGCTGCTTGCCCATTCGTTGGGGACGAGGACGCAAACGGCTTACAACCGCTCGGAGCTTTGGGAGGAGCGTAAGGATGCGCCGGAACGGTGGGGGAATGATGTTTTGAGGCTTGCCGACAACGGAAAATGATTTTTTTGTGTGTTTTGCGTTATGTGGAAATGTAGATAAGAAAGCTGTTTCCGCATTATGTGAAAACGCCCTAATCGGGCGTTTTTTTATTGCTGCAACCCTAATGCTTCCAAAACTTCGCGGGTGTCCCATACGGGGGATGCGAGGGAGGTTCAGACGGCACGGTATCCGTCCGTCTTTTTCCATACGCAGCAGTGTCGAGTTTGAAATGGGGTGGTTGCGGCAGGTTGCGTAGGCAATCAGTTCGCGGATGGTCGGGCGGTCTATCCTTGCGCCCGGTTTGGTGATGTTCATTTTTTTACTCTCCTGTTCGGTTTAATCTTGCGCCGTTTTTACGGCTCTGTCGTTTGTCTGCCTATTTCTTCTTCCCGATTTTTTTATATCGCAACAAGCTTTCCGGCGGGAAGAATATGTCAAAGTCTGTTTTCAAATCGGGACTGACGATGTCGGCGGCAATCACGCCGTAGCCGGTGGCAAAGCTGTCGCCATCAGCGTTATGAATAACTATATGCCCGCTTTTGATTAGAATAACGCGGCCGAATCCGGATTTCCGGATTCCGCCTTTTTTCGGGGCGGTTGCAAATGCCAGTGTTTCCATCCGCCCTTGTACGTCGGAAGACTCCATTGCTTCGCCGACCGCTTTTTTGACGGGCGTTTATTGAATACTTCGTATTCCATGTCTTCAATCCTCTTTCCGTTGATTCCGATTTGTCCGGGTTTCCGCTTTTTTACGGCTTGGCATGCGGCAATTGCGTCTTTCATATTCGGCATATCCTTTCCCCAATCCGCCGAAGTTTCCGCATCCGCCGCCGTATCGATTCATGTTTGCCCTCCGATTTGTTTTACGAAGCCCGTACCGTTCACGGCATAGTGTAACTTCACTTGCTTACCCGATTCCATTCCTCGGGTTAATGCCTCATATTCCATTTTTGACCCTTGTAGGATTGACGATTTCGCATCTCTTGTCCTTGCTTCGGCCATATCCGGATATTCTTTCTTTTTGTATCCGTCCATAATGGCTTTTTCTTCATCTGACATCTCAAATTTTTTGACTGTTTCCCAAGCGCTCGCAATCCAACCGCCGCAAAATCGGTCGGCAAGATAAGTTCTGTGCGAGGGCTTTCCCGCCCGGCAGGTTTTCAAAAATTTGCGGCGGTCGGCGGAAATCTGACGATAGACTACATCAAAGGCATAGGCTGAGGTTTCCGCTCGATTTCCAATGCCGTAAAACATCATTGTTTTCCCGCGTTGGTAAGATTTGCACCCGAATATATCGGCAATCATATTTGCAACGCCCCATTGCCAGCCTGCCAATTTAAAAGCCATTTTCCGATCGGCTTTCTGTTCGGAGACTTTTGATAAGGCGATATCCTCGGCATTTACTTTGTACTTTTCCATTAAAGCCTGCGCCTGCCTTAACGCCTGTGCGGCTTCATGTTCATTTGCCGACCGACCCAAAGCCAAACATTTCTTGATTTTGTCTAAGACTTTCTCTTTATCCATATTAAACCCTTTAATTTGTCCGGTATTTTAATTTCGCACCCTTGCCCATTCGTCTTTCGCTTTGCTTTCGATTCGGTCGGGCCATTCGGCTAGGGCTGATACGCTTACGAACTCGGGGCTTTTTTTGTTTCCGCCTGCCGAGATTACCGGCCGCGGCAGGGTAGTTTTGCAACAAGGCTTTGCAGGCTTCGGGCTGTATTTCCACGGCGTGAAATTCAGACGGCTTAATATACCGTTCAAGCTGCCTGCTTCCTGCCGCGCCGTCAAATACGCCCGGATGTTCGCCGCAGTATCGGCGGACTTTGGCGGCAACCAGCCGCATCATGATGCCGCACGTCAGGGCTTCGTCTTCCGATACCTTTGCGCCCGACAACATCCGGGCGATGTTTTCTTTTTGCGCTTTTGACCGGGCGGACAGCCGGTTCCGGTCAACGTTTTTTACTGTTCCCGCGCGTTTGACGGCGCGTTCCTGCCGCGTTGATTCCTTCGCCGCGCGTTTGGCGGCAAGCATCTGTTTTGCCGTCGGTTTTGTTGCTACTGTTTGCATTTTGTTTTCTCGATTTTTTGATGCCGTTCTCTCAATGCCCAATCATAAAGCTGTATCTCTCACGGGGTCGCCGAATTTAAATTGATAGTTCATGTCTTGTTCCATTAATATCAAACGCAATCTTCAAACACCTCAATTACATTTTTTAAATCGCTAATACCATAATTTATTACATCCTTTAGAAATTCCAAAGAGGTATCCGCTTCGTCTGCTTTATCCCTAATTTCGTCTATATAACCCTCTAACGATTCAGGCTCTTTTAATGCTTCTTTGCATAAGTTATCTATTACCCTTAATGCGTTTTTTACATCTTCCAAATAGCTCATTTTTTGCTCCTTAACTCAAAATGGGATGCTGTCGTCAACATCTTCTACGGTTTATCTAATCTGCAAATTCTTCCGCCCTTCAATCTTCGCGCCTGCTACTTGCCGACCGCTTTCAATCGCTTTTCTGATGGCGGTTTTGTCCGGTTCGGTTTTGACGGCCTCACGCATAAATTCGGCGGGGATTTGTGCTTCGTCTAAGATCACGACGGCTTCGGATTTGCGGAACGAGGCTTTAAAAGTGCCGTCGTCCGCTTTGATTTCGGTAATGCCCGCCGCCTGCATATTGCGCGCCAAGTAGTCTTTCAGGCTTTGATTCCGCGCTTTTGCCGCCTTGAGCTTCCCGGTCATCCGCCCGATATGCCCTTCAAGCATTTTTTCCGTGATTTCTTGGTTTTTAATATAAGCGATAACGGATTGCGCTTTGACCTCGAACTGCCCGATAACGGCTTCCAGCGTGTCTTCGCGCTCGGTTTCGCTGTCGAAGTAGTAATCAAGCGCCGCCTGTACGTCTGCCGCGCACCGGTAGAGTGTGAGGGCGGTCATTGTGCCCCTCCCTCATATTCGGCAACCGCTTCGCCAAGCGCGGCGTGTATGGCGTATGCCTGTTCGATGTTGATGAATAGGTCGTCGCTGCCGATGGTGATGTTGATGTATCCCTGTTCGGGATTGGCGGCGGCGCCAATGGTTTTCCCGTCCCATTGGGTCAGGTCGATGTTTGCCATTTTTTTGTTTCCTTTCTCTGTTGCCGTCCGAAGCAGTTGCAAACTAAAAATCGACTACTGCTTCAGAGTGCGGGGCCCGCCCGCAGGGCGCGGCGTTTGTTTGCGGTTTTCCGTCCGGTTTTACGCCCTGACGGCGGGCTTAATTAAAAGGGATGTCGTCCTCGATGTCTTCGGCAGGCGCGGCATTGCCTTGGGGGTGTTCCGTCCGCCCTTCCGCCGCTTGGGCCTGTTTCTGCGGCGGCGCCGGCGGTTGGCGGCCGTTTACGGCTTCGGCATATTCCGGGCTTTTGGCAATCTGCTCCCTCAGTTTCTCGTTCAGGAGGCCGTAATTCGCCCAATCGGGGTCTGACAGGTCGAAGGCAAAAACGGCGTTGTCCGGCTGTTTCGGGGTGTAGCTCTTCATCTTGTTGCTGATGGCGGAAATGTTGGCATAGGTGGTTTTGCCGTCGCTGCTTTCTTGGTGGGCGATACTCAACAGGCAGGGCTTGCCCAAAATATTGCGCAAATCGAAGTTGTCGCGTTCTTCCGGTGTAAAGTCCCTTCCGCGCCAGCTTTTGAGGTCTGTTGCCAGTTGGCTTTTGCTGTGCAGGCTGGCGGTGTACCGGCGGCTGATGAGGTAGGGCCTGCCGTCCGGCATCAGCATTTCCGGATCGCCTTCAGGGTCGATTTCCCACTGCACTAAAATCTTGTGCTGCCGCTTTTGTTCGTTTTGGTACTCGACAAGCTGCGTACCCAAATCGATGATGCGGATGCAGGTGGCGTGATGGCTGCCTGCCGGGCATGGTTTGAAATTGCTTTCGTCTTTCACACTTAAAATCAATGACATTTTCGGTCTCCTGTTAAAGGTCGTTTCGTCTATCGGTCTCGCGCTGTTTTATGCCTTGCGCGGCGGCGTTACCTGATAATGCTTTTAATGTGGCCTTCTGCCTGTTTTTCGGTCATCCGCCGTGTTTCGGCGGTTTCCGGGCTTTGCCGGTATTTGATTTCTTCGGGGCTTGGTCCGTACGGCTCTGTTTCTCCGCCGCCGTTATAAGCGGTTTCGGGATGGAAGCTCATTCTTTACCCTCCGGCACTTCCGCATCGCCGTGCACCCGCCGGCAACCGGCTTCTTCCCCCGCATTCAGATGCCGCTCTTCCAGCCAAATCTCGGCGCTCAATTCCGCAACTTCCGCCTGCTTTTGAGCCAACGCCATGCGCATTGCCGCAATATCGGCGGGTTTTCCCTTTGCCGTACGGCTTCCGCCTCCCTTGGCGAATCCGAAGGCATAGCCCGCCGCCAATACCGCCGCCAATACCGCCAACTTAAACGCAATATTCCCTGTCTTCATTTCTATTTCCTTAATTTAAAAGGTTTTAATTGCGCACCGCGTCCGCTAAGGATGGTACGGACCGTGCGCCGTCGGGGTTATTTGCGGCTAAAATCTACAAAAACCGCCGCCGCGCCCGCTCCCCGGCTGACGGCGCGGCATTCCTATGCCCGCTATGAATTTGCCAGCCTGCCGATGTTCTCCGCCAGCGCGAACCATTCCCGCTCGTCTATGGCGTAGTTCATCGCGGCTTCGGTATCCTTATCGATACGGGAAGCATCTTCCGTAAGGTACGTTTCCCAATCCTCCTGCGTATAAGGTTCGCCGTCCGCATCGCGGACAAACTCCCGCGCCGATTTTTTGGCAATCTCAATCAACCCGGATTCGTGCAGGCGGCGGTTTTCCGCCTCCCAACCGTCCAAAGCCTGCCGCATATCCTCCCGCGCGTAATATCTTTCCATCCCCCAATCGGGGCTGCCGTAAGCCGCCGTGCCGTAATATTTCACCGCCTTCGTCCTTTCCGTTTGAGAAAACCGCCCGCAGCATTCACCGTTTCGCCGTGCCGTTGCCCCGCTTTGAAGTTCGATACTTCATCGCTTTGTGCTATCCCCGGCTTGGCAGATATAGCTTTCGGGCGGTTTTAAGGTTTAGCCGTTGCCATAGCCGCTACCGTTGCCGCTACCGTTGCCGTTGCCGTCGCCGTCGCCGTTGCCGTTGCCGCTACCGTTGCCGCTACCGTTGCCGTTGCCGTCGCCGTCGCCGTTGCCGCTGCCGTCGCCGTCGCCCTTGCCGTTGCCGTAGCCGCTGCCGCTACCGCCGCCGTCGACGCCGCCGTAGCCGTTGCCGTAGCCGTTGCCGTAGCCGTTGCCATAGCCGTCGCCGTTGCCGCTACCGTTGCCGTTGCCGTAGCCGTGCTTCAATGGTTGATCTAGATAACTCATGACTGGGCGACCTCCAGCGCGGTGCGGATTGATTCAGCCGCGCCGCCTGTTACTGGGATAATCTCAATCGCCTCGAGCCATACGGAATCAAGCTCGCCGCAAATTTGGCTGCCGTCTTGCCTGATGCCGTGTCGTGCGACACCTGACAGGCTGATTGATTCCTTTGCCCACCAGCTGTACATTCGGCGCGCTTTTGTCAGAATCACTTCATTGCCTGCTTTTTGTTTCAACACACCAAACCAAACGCCTGCCGAATAAGTGCGGATGATGACTTCCTTGCCGATGGCAAAGTCGTTGATACCTTTTTGCTCGGCAACTGTTACCGGCGGTTGCGGCTCATGTTGCGGTTCGTCAAATTCGGTTGAAATGTCGGCGCGTTTTACACCCATTGCCGCTTCGAAATCGGCAGCAATGCCTGCAAAGACTTTTATAAGGTCTGACAAACTTTTCACTTCAAATTTATTTGCTTCCATTTTTGTTTCCTTTCGGGGTGGGGTTGGTTTCTTTACAAAACAATCATTACCTTCTCTTTTAAGCCGTCTTTTTTCACTGTAAAAGTGAAGGCGGTGTGATTGATGCTTTCGCTTTTTCTAGTGGTCCATGTCGCTGCTGCGTCGCGGCAGATTTCACCAACTTTCAATAAAAGGCTTTGCCCGTCCTTTTCCCTCGCGCCGACCCGGTTTATTTTGCTGATTAATTCGTTCATCCCGTTTCCTTCAAGTTGTTGTTTGTTTCGATGGGTGTATTTAAACATAGTGTTTAATAATATGCAACAATTTGTTTAAGATTTTTGTTTAATATTTATAAACATTTTGATTATTAAAAGAATTTATTTTTGAGATTTCGCAGGCGCAAAAAAAACCGCCTATTAAGGCGGTTGTTTAGGAAAGAATGCCCTCTGCGCGTGTAGGGTATTTCGATACTTGCGTTTATTATATCATATGATATAATAAACTCATAGATTAGGAAATGAAGAAACCCCGTATCAGCCGATACGGGGCAACCTGAAAGAGAAAGGAGGCAATGTGATTAAGAAAATCCTAATCTGTGTGATTTTGTATTTCCTTGCAAGCTCCCCAGCGTGGTAGGGAAATACAAAACAAGTGATTAACGATTAACCATTTGCAGGGCAGTTAAGGAGGCTGCCCTTCCTCTTATCTTTCCCATACTCTACTATAAGGATTTAAAAATGGCAAATTCCAACAGCGGGCATTCTAAAAAATTGCGCGCGGCAACGGCGGCGGCGGCGACAAAGGCAAAACTGGCAAGCGGCGAATACCGGCAGTTTTCAGTGCAGGGGCGTGCCGAAGACGTGGAGCTTATCCTTGCCGCCGTGGAAAAAGCCGGGGGCAGCCGCGTACAGGCTTTGGCAAAGATTTGCAGGCGGTATCTCGAGGGGCTGTCTTAAGGGGGGTAAGACAAGGTTATTTGGGAATATCGGGCAGGATAAAAGGCGGGTGTCTGTCAAAACCGATGATTTTGATAAAGCCGTCGCAAAGGGTATAGTGAAGGATGTAGGCGGATGTCAAATCGCCATACCTGCCGCCGTTGTATTTGGGAATGCCGATGTGATAGTGCCAAAGGTTGTGCCGTTGGGCAAATCGGACTTTTTCCAGCCATTGAGGATCGTCTGCCGGTACGTTGTCGCTGGATTTGTTCCTGCCGGGTAACCCTGATAAGCCGTTCTGTTGGACGTGTGCGATAAATTCCGCAATTTTTCTGCGGTCTTCTTTGGGGTAGTTTTTCAACGCTCTTTTGAAGTCTTCGCCAAGCAGCACCTGCATTTACTGCTCCAACCATTTTTCCAAGTCGTCGGCGCCGTTGAAATGCGGGACGCTGACAAAGCTGTCTTCAACGGCTGTTTTGAGTTTTTCAAGATTGAAATTGTAATCCGTCTGCGGCAGCGCATGGCGGAAATATTCCCCCATCAGCGCAATCCCTATGACTTCGCCCTGCCGGGTCTGTATCCACGGCGCTTCCTGATGGGTTTTATTGCGTAATGCCCAAGCGGTGTAGCAGCCCTGCTCTTTACGGACACGGTTGAGGACAACCAACTCTTCGTCCGCATATTTGTCCGGTTCGATATGGGCCGCAGGCAATGGGCTGCCGCCGTATTTTTTGTAGGTGCGGTAAATGCAGGGGACTACCGGACCGTGCTGCCAGTGTTCGATATTTTCGGCAAACAGGGGGCGGTTAAGTATGGCAAGGGCGTAGCCTTGTGCGTAATACAGGAGTTTTTGAAGTTTGAGATTGGAGATTTGCTCCCCGTCCTCTTCTTCAAAAGGGGAAAGGAAGAAATCTGCCACGTCGTACGCGTTCAGCATTTTCTGTTTCCGTTGTTATTTTTCTGTATATTAAGGCCGCCGGCCCATTATTTCAAGAAATAATTTGTGCAAATTATCCGGTATCGGCAGGCTGTCCGCGCCGTCGGCATATCGGGCGGATATATTTGAAAAATACTTGCCCTGCCGTTTCAGACGGCATCAATCCAACACGCTCCACCAAAATACCCTGCCGATAACGGACAGGCTGTCCAAAGGGGCGGTTTCGTCGGGATAGAAGCCGCTGTTGTGGCTGCGTATCAGCACGCTGTTGCCGGGCTGCCGTATCAGGTATTTGACGCGGAACATGCCGTCTTGGGCAAAGGCGTATATTTTGCCGTCGCGTATGGCGGTTTCGCCCGTATCTACGGCGATTGCCGCGTCTTCTGCGATTTTTTCCTCCATGCTGTCGCCGGTCAGGGTGCAGCAGAAGACGTTGTCGGGGTTGATGCCTTTGCGCCTTAACGTTGATTTGCCGAACGGCAGGCGGTAGCCGTTGTAGTCGGGGATTTCATACGCGCCCGCCCCGCCTTTGAAGCAGCTCTCTTTGAGGTAGGGGACGAAAACATAATCATCGTCGGGCAGCGGGTCGTTGCTGCTCCACATCATCGGGCGGTGGATGTCTTTGACTTCGTGGGGCAGGTCGGGGTTGATGAGGACGGGCGCGGTTCGGCTGCCTTCGCCTGTTCGCAGCCATGTTTCTGACACGCCTAATACTTGCGCCACTTCAGGCAGTGCTTTGGCAGAAATCCCACGACTCTCCCAATTTTTCAAAGTTTGTTGGCTGATATTCAAAAGACGCGCCGTCTCCGCAGGGGTATTTTTCCCTTTTGTTTTTGCCGCATCAAAAAGTCTGATGACTGTCTCGTGTTTTTCCATTTTTCAACTCCTTGTCTGTTGTGATTATTTTCTTATATTTAAACAAAATGTTGTTACACAAGACTTGATTTTTATCTAAACATAGTGTTTAATATTAGTATTAAATTTAAACATTTAGTTTACTTATGGAAGAAATAATCAATGAAGACAAACGCTTACTGCAATCAATCGGCAGTTACGCAGAAATTGGGCGGAAAACAGGAAACAGCCCCCAATGCGTTTTTAATTGGTCGAAGCGCGGGATACCGGCGCGAATAAAACTGCAATATCCCGATTTGTTTTTAAACCCGAAGAAAACAGACGACCAACCCAAATAAAAAAACCCGTCGGGGATGACGGGCGGGGGCGGTTGTTTGAACCGCTTTAAAGGAGGTTTGATTATGAATCAAAAACAAACGCAATGCAAACAAATTGTCGATTACATCCGTAACAAGGGATGCATCACATCCCTTGAGGCTTATCAGAACCTGAAGGTGACGCAGCTTGCGGCACGGATAACCGACTTGGAAGGCAGGGGCTTCGTGTTTGCCAAGCCGAAATACAAGGTCGGTAACTGTAAAAATCCCGTTGCCCATTACTCAATCGCAAAGTCAGGAATTGAACCATGAGCCGGGAACAAAGAATACGCGGAGCCCGCTTGCCGGTGCCGGCTCATATGCAGGCGGAAGGCGCGGGCAAGGCACGGGAAGCGTTGGACGGGCGGGTCGAAGAAGTGAAAGGGGTTGATGATGAAGCCGTCTGAAAGTTTGAGAGCGGCAGGCAGGCCAATCGCGTATTACCCGAAATTGGCAAAGCCTTTGGGCGGTGTAAATGCGGCAATATTATTCGGGCATTTCTTCTACTGGAACGATAAGACGCAGTATGAATCAGGCATTTACCGAACAGCGGAAGAAATTGAAATTGAAACCGGGCTGTCCGTTCAGGAACAAAGAACGGCACGGGCAAAGCTGAGGGAACGCGGCGTATTGATTGAGACTGAAAAACGAATTGAACACCGCATTTACTACAAACTGAATTTAGACGCTTTTGATGATTTGATGTTGCAACATTCGGGGGGTGGGGAACCAACAGCCCCGAAATGCAATATCAACAGCCCCGAACTTCAAAATCAACATTCGGGGGGTGGGGAACCAACAGCCCCGAAATGCAATATCAACAGCCCCGAACTTCAAAATCAACATTCGGGGAGTGAGGAATCAACAGCCGTTATAAGAACAGAAGATTTAACAGAAGATTTAGCAGTATATACCCCCTTACCCCCAAACGCCGGAAACGGCAAAGGCGGTTTGAACGCTGACGCGTTTGTTTCCGCTGACGCGGAAACGTGCGGGCGGGAAACCGGCGAACCGACTTCGCCGAAGGCCGAAAGCGACAGTAACGGCAACGGCGGCCTTTCGGGAAAACCGAAAAATGCGAATGTTCCGCGCCGCCGCAAAACCCACGGCGTACCGCTTCAGGAAATCGCCGATTTGTACAACGAAGTTTTGGGCGGCCGGTTGCCAAGCGTCCAAGTGCTGAACGACACGCGCAAACGGGCGATTGCAAACCGCTGGTGCGAGATGCTGGGAACGGCGGCGCCAAACGGCAAGGTGAGGTTCGGGGACAAGGAAACCGGTTTGGCCTGGTTTGCCGGTTTCTTCCGGAAAGTGGCGATGAACCCGTTTTGGATGGGCGAAAACCAAACAGGGTTTGCGGTCGGCTTCGATTGGATTTTCAAGGCGGGCAATTTCGTCAAAATCCTTGAATGGCATCCGCCTAAAACGAACCAGGCGGCAAGGGGAAGGGCATGAACCGAATCGAGGAAACGGAAGCGGTCCAATCACTGGCCAGCGTAGGGGCGGAACAGAACATTTTGGGCGGCATCTTGATTGAACCGACGGCGATTGCGCGGTGCGCAATCCTGACCCCTGAAAAGTTTTACCAGGCGCAACACAGGATTATTTTCCGCGCTCTGCTGGATATGGCGGCGGCAAACGAGCCTATCGACATCATCACGCTGAACGACAAGCTGGAAGCGCGCGGCGAGGCGGAAAACGCGGGTGGCCTGGCTTACTTGATAGACCTGAACCAAAACACCCCAAGCGCGAAGAATATCAGCCGGTACGTTGGGATTGTGAACGACAGGTTTGTCGAGCGCGGCTTGCTGAAGGCTTCGGCGGCGATTGAAAAAATCGCGGTTTCCAAAGACGGCGGGACGGTCGCAGAAAAGCTGTCTAAGGCGGCCGACGAATTGGCGGCAGCCGGCAAAGACGCGGTAAAGCGTGAAACCAAGACATTCGGCCAGACCGTTGAGGATTTGATTGGCGGTTTGGACAAAAGGCTTGACGGCGTGCGTTTCGGATTGCCTACCGGCTTGATGAAGCTTGACGGGATGACCGGCGGTTTGCCGGATGGAAACCTGATTGTGATTGCGGCGCGTCCGTCTATGGGTAAAACGGTTTTGGCGGAAAACATTGCGCGATTCGCGCTGAAGCAGGGCAAGGCAGTTCATTTCCAAAGCTACGAAATGAGCGCGGTAGAGCTGGCAAGGCGCGGCATGGCGGCTGAGTGCAATATCCCCATGCAGAACCTGAAAACCGGCAATCTGACGCAAAGCGATTACGCCAATATGCCGATTTACGTCAGCCAAGCGAAAGAGTGGAAGTTTGACGTGAACTGCGACCTGCTCAACGTTGACGAGCTTTGCTTTTTGGCTAAGGAGAAAAAACTCACTACCGGCTTGGATTTGTTGGTTGTCGATCACCTTCACATCATGCCAAGGGCAGGGAGGGACGAGGTGGCGGAGTTGGGGAATATATCGCGCCGTTTGAAAAACTTGGCGGCAGAGCTGAATATCCCCGTCGTCTTGGTTGCCCAGTTGAACAGGGGAAACACAAAGCAGGCAGACAAACGCCCGAACATGGCAGACATTCGCGGCAGCGGCGCGATTGAGCAAGACGCAAACATCATCATCATGCCGCACCGCGAAAGCTACTACGACGGAAACGAGAATCCGAGCATTGCCGAGCTGATTATCGCCAAGAACCGGGACGGCGAAACGGGAACGGTGGTTTGCGGCTGGAAAGGGCAATTTATGAAGTTCGAGGAAGAGCCTGATTTGGCATGGCAAGCCCCCAAACATGATGAATATGACCCTTACAGTGTCTAGTGCGGGAGGCCGGTAAATGCGTGAAACCTGTTTCTATTGCAACCATGCCGACTTCAAAACCAACACCGGCACGCCGGTGCGCGGTTTTGCGAAATGCGCGAAGGCGCGGAATGCGGAGGAAAAAGCGACGTACTACCCGCGAACCAATCCCTGCGCCGCCGGGGCGTTTCAGACGGCATCGGGGGCGGCAGTCGCAAAAAGGACGGCGGTGCTTGGGGAATATCCCCCCGCAATGCGCCGGATTTGAGCGGGAAGGCGGGTAAAACGCTTTGGGAATATCCCAGCCTACCCGAGATTTAAAAAACGCGTTAAAACGCAAATTTGAAAGGAAATACGGAATGACGGTGCAAAACACGCAAACCGAAACCGTCCGGACGGAAGCCGCGCCGCAACAAGGCGGCAATACCAACCCGGGCTATTACAAAAACCGCGCCTTCGAGTGCGTCGGGTTTGCGCAATACCTCAACTTCAACCTCGGCAACGCCTTCAAATACATCTGGCGGCACAAGGAAAAAGGCGGGCGCGAAGACTTGGAAAAAGCCCTGCGGTACTTGGAACGCCAACGCGCCGACGCGCCGAAGTTCAAGAAACTCAAATGCCGCCGCTATGAAAAAATGTACGCCGGTCTGAAAGATTGCGGGTTCGACGGCGGCACGGAGGCCGCGCTGCTTGCCGTCATCTCCGCCGCTTATTACATCCGCGACGGCGAAGACAATTTTGCGTGGGCGGCCGCCTGTGTCGAAGATTTGTTGGAAAAAATGCCGCCTGAAGCGGGGCGGGCCCCGCACCCTGAAAGCCCGATGCCGCCTGAAACGGCGGGCGGAGGCATTTGACCCGCCAACCCGACCGCCGTGATTCCCGCGAAAGCGGGAATCCGGAATCCCGGACTTTCAGATAATCTTTGAATATTGCTGTTGTTCCAAGGTCCGGATTCCCGCCTGCGAGGGAATGACGGAGGCGGCGGGAATCCGACCCCGACCCATAAAACCGACCGAAAGGAAATAAAACAATGGATACCCTGTTAAGCATCATCACCGCGCTGTCGTTTGCCGGGGCGGCGACGTTGGCGGTATGGCTTTTGGTGGAAGCCGCCGACGCGGTTTTGCGCCGCAAGCGCGACGGCAAAGGCGAAGACGACTTCGACGGCTTCGGATATTAAACACATAAAAACAAAAGGAAAAATCAAAATGGCGGAAGAAATGCGCACCTGCAAGGCCTGCGGCGGGACCAAGCCGTTGGAGAAAGGGTTTAATGCCGTCCCGCGCAAGGAAGGGGGGGTCTATTATTACAAATCGTGCAAAACCTGCCGCAACAAGGCAGTCCGGCAAAAGCGCGCGGAAAAACGCGCGGCGGCGGGAGCCGGCGCGATGACGGCGGCAAGGCTGCACGGATACATCCGCGCCGCACACGCCGCCTGCCCGATATTGGGCGCCGGCCTGTGGACGCAACCGGCAGGGGAATGCGCGTGATACGCCTTATCCTGCCTTACCCCGTATCGGCAAACCGATATTGGCGGATTTGGCGCAACAGGGCGGTCAGGAGCGCGGAGGCGGCGGCGTATAAGTCCGTCGTCCGCCGTATCGCGCAAGAAGCGGGCGCGATGCCGTCCGAAGGCGCGGTTGCCGTATATGTGCGCCTGATACCCAAAGCGAACAAAGACGGCGGCGCAAACAAGACGGTGATCGATTTGGACAACGCCCTGAAGGTTGCGCTGGACGCGCTTCAAGGCGTTGCCTATCACAACGACAGGCAGGTGCGGCGCATTGCCGCCGATTACGCCGACGAGCCGGTCGCAGGCGGCGGTTTGGCGGTGGAGGTGGGGGAGTTGGATGAAAAGTAAAACCGAAGCGGAAAAATCACATCTGCAAAAAGTGGCGGATATAGGTTGTATTGTTTGCCGCAATTGCGGGCGGTTCGGCGTTCCTGCCGAGGTCCGCCATATCCGAAACGGTGCAGGCGCGGGCTGCGGTAGAATTTGGAATCATTTGGGAGTTTTGATGTATAGAACCGCTTGGCGGATTGTGCGGAAGGGGAAATTCAGACGGCCTTCGCGGAAGGTGTAATGCGGACTTTGGTTTTGTTGCATGAAAAAGGGTTAATCAAGCTATGAATCAACAAGAATTTGAATTTATGAACGACTTGGCGCGTGCTTTTGAGCGTCGTTACCGTGATACGCGCAGCCTAAATAGATGTTTGAGTATCGAAGGCCGTTATATGGGGGAGGAAGCTTGCCCGCATAAGCCTGAAATCGGCTTGAGATACGGCGAAGATGCCATGTTTCTTACTTTGCAGGCATGGGCGAAGGTGGATGCGCCGCAACAAGAGGCCGTCCGTATTTCGTTCGGCATCGGTGCGAAGTCGCAGGCAGCCTACGAGGAACGTTTGCAGGCTGAAATCAGGCGGCGCGGCGAGGGGCCCCTGCATTTGCAGACGGATTTGGGCTTGGCCGCGTGGTATAGGGCGATACGGCAGGCGGCAGGGAATGATTTTGATTTGCTGTTTGAGAAGGTTTGATTTTCTTTTCGGTTGCGCTATGATTGCGAAAATTAACACTTCTTAATGGGGTGGGAATTTGCCCAATCAAATTTAACCAAGGAGATTAACATGAATGCGGCGGCTGTAAGTGCGGTATTTAAAGAACGGATTGCTTCCCATGCGGAACATGTCAAGAAGGTTGCACATATCTGTACTACCGAGGAGACGACAAAACAGGCTTTGATTTTGCCTTTATTGGATATTCTAGGTTTTTCGGCATTCGATCAGAATAAGGTTCGGGCGGAATACCAGGCGGATTTCCCAGGTGCAAAATCAGGGGAGCGGGTCGATTACGCATTGTTTTGCAACGGCGCACCGGTTATGTTTATCGAAGCAAAATCATATACTGAAAATTTGTCCAATCATTGTCCGCAGTTGTCGCGTTACTTCAATGCCACGCCTGAAAATCTGCTTCGCGTTGCTTGGTTGGTTATTGATTCTTACCGATTCTGTTGTGATGACGAGAATTTTAAACGCAAACCCAAATAAGGTAACAAAACCCCTTGCATGTGCAGGGGGTTTGTTTTATATTCCTGTTCGTGGCGTAAGAACCACACACTAGCGGCAATCACTCCGTCAATGTGATTTTTTCATATCTGTAAGTTTCCTTTCGTGTTGTTTGTTTCGATGGCACAACCGAAGTTTCTTATGGACGCGTGGGCGACGAATACAATACCCGTAAGGGGAATAAGTCCGCCCATCTAGTGAGGGTTCTTAACCACGCGTCCGCCCTAACGGGCATTAAGAAAACTCACTAGGAAACTTCATTATGAACGTAATTCAATCATTTAATTTCAATACTACTTCTCCCGTTCGTGCCTTTGAAAAAGACGGCTTGACTTGGTTTGTTGCCGCCGATGTATGTAAGGCTTTAGAAATCCAGAACCCAACGCAAGCACTTGAAAAATTAGATGATGACGAGCGGTCTATGTTTAACATAGGGCGGTCTGAAATTCACGGAGGCGGCGGTAACGTGAACATCATCAACGAAAGCGGTTTATATATTTTGATTCTTCGCAGCCGTAAAGCAATGGAACAAGGCTCAACCGCTTGGAAATTCCGCAAATGGGTAACATCCGAAGTCCTGCCCACCATCCGCAAAACAGGCGGCTACCAAGTCGGACAAAAAACCACCGCCGACGACCGTACCGGATTGCGCCAAGCCGTTGCCGCACTTGTCGGACGCAAAGGTATAGACTACTCCTCCGCGTACAGTATGATACACCAACGCTTCAACGTCGAATCCGTCGAAGGCATCCCCGCCGGGAAGCTGCCCGAAGCCGTCGCCTACGTCCACGCATTGACACTGCACACGGGCTTGACGGGCGAAGTCCTCGACCGCGAACCGTTACCCGCGCCGCAACCCGCCCTGCCCATAAGCGGCAACGCCCTGTACGACCTCGCCGTCGCCGTCAGCTACGGCGCGCGGGCCATCCAAATGGGCAGAGACGTTTCCCTGCCGCTGAAGCAGCTCGGCTGCAGGCAGGCGGTTACGATGTGGACGGTCTGGGCGGAAACGCGCAGCCGCCTCAAAGCCGCCGCAAACGCCCTCGAAGCCTTAAGCGCACACGCCGACGCGGAACACGCAGAAAAAATCCGCCCGATACTGCCCGAAATCCGCAACCTGTCGGCGGTTTGATGCAGTAGGGAATACAAATGCCGTCTGAATCTTCAGACGGCCTGTTGTTTTTTCCGGCAATAGGTGTATAATTCAAATCGTTACCCTTGCGGGGATTTTCGCACGCCCGAAGGATATGAATTTTTAAGCCCGTACATAACAATGTGCGGGTTTTTGCGTTTTAGGCTGTCCGAATTTGAGCTTCTGCCTGTACAGGTAGCGGCGTTCCGTTTTTCCTATGTGGCGAGTGTGTGTTTGCCGTCTAATTCTGAGAGGGGTCAGAGTTAGACGGTTTCTTTTTTGAGGAGGGTTTATGAGCGGCACGAAACGCAAATTAGGCCGTCCGACAGATTACACGAAAGACATGGCCGATAAGATATGCGAAAAAATCGCAAATGGCAGAAGCCTACGTTCAATATGCGCCGAAGATGGTGTGCCGCCAATGAAAACTATTTACCGTTGGTTGGAAGCTAATGAAGAATTTCGCCACCAATACGCGCGCGCGAGAGAAAAGCAGGCGGACTATTTCGCTGAAGAAATCATCGAGATTGCCGATAGTGCACAAGCAGAGAGCGCGGCGGTTTCAAAGGCGAAATTGCAGATAGATGCCCGAAAGTGGGCGGCTTCCAAGATTGCGCCGAAGAAATACGGCGACAAATCGGAGCTTGACGTTAAATCGGGCGATGGGAGCATGAGGGCGGCTGTACGGCTTGATGCCGAGGAATATCGCAAGATAGCGGAAGATGTGTTGCGTAGGGTTTAGCATAAAACGCTAATCATAAGAGGGGCTGTATGGCCGTTTCTCCAAAGGAAGTTAGAATGAAATGGCACTAGGGCAATTCGACGATGTTGAAACATCAGTAATTCGCAGTTTAAGTTCTGCAAGCCTGTATATGTTCACGCGCCGGATGTTTTATCAAAGGCGCGGCTATGTTTGGCAGCGGGCGAATCACCATGCGCCAATCTGCAACGCGCTCGAGCGTGTTTTCAACGGCGAAACGAAACGCCTGATTATCAATATTCCGCCGCGATACTCGAAAACGGAAATCGCGGTCGTGAACTTTATCGCGTGGGCGATGGGGCGCGTGCCTGATTGCGAGTTTATCCACGCGAGCTATTCGGCGGCGCTGGCGGTCAATAACTCCGTACAGATTCGGAACTTGGTGCAACACGAAGAGTATCGGGCGATTTTTCCTGATTTGGCACTGGCAGGCGAAAGCGGCCATCACTGGAAAACAACCGCAGGCGGCGTGATGTACGCAACAGGTGCGGGCGGTACGATTACAGGTTTCGGTGCGGGCAGGCATCGGGAGGGATTCGGCGGCTGCATCATCATTGACGACCCGCACAAAGCAGATGAAGCGCGAAGCGAGGTCAGGCGGCAGAACGTCATCGACTGGTTTCAAAACACGGTCGAATCCCGGAAGAACAGCCCTGACACGCCGATTATCCTGATTATGCAACGCCTGCACGAGAAAGACTTGGCGGGCTGGCTGCTTGACGGCGGCAACGGCGAAGAGTGGGAGCATTTGTGCCTGCCTGCCATTCAGGAAGACGGCACGGCGTTGTGGCCTGAAAAGCATGATATTGAAACACTGCGCCGAATGGAGCAGGCCGCGCCGTATGTGTTTGCCGGGCAGTATTTGCAAAAACCTGCGCCGCCTGACGGCGGTACGTTCAAGCCTGACAACCTGCAATTTGTCAAGGCGTTGCCTGCCGGGAATATCAGATGGGTACGCGCGTGGGACTTGGCTTCAACCGCAAACGGCGGCGACTACACGGCAGGCGGCAGGCTTGGCGTTACGGAAGACGGGCGGTATATCATCGCCAACGTCGTGCGCGGCCGGTACGGCGCGGACGAGCGGGACAGGATATTACGCAACACGGCGCAAAAAGACGGCGTGAAAACGAAAATATCCATCCCGCAAGACCCCGGGCAGGCAGGCAAATCCCAAACACTATACCTGACCCGCCAGTTGGCGGGTTTTTCCGTATCCGCCGGCCCCGAATCGGGCGACAAGGTTACACGCGCCGGACCGTTCGCGGCACAGGTCAACATCGGCAATGTGATGGTGCTGGACGACGGCACATGGGACACGGACGCGCTGATTGCGGAAATGCGCATGTTCCCGAACGGCCGGCATGACGACCAAATAGACTGTTTGGGCCGTGCGTTTGGCGAGCTGCTGGATACCCGGACGGGCATGATTGATTTCCTGCGATCGCAGGTCGAGGCTGTGAAATGAGTAAAAAGACACCTTTATCGCAAGGCTTTATTGCCCGCGTTGCCGCCGGCGTCCGTTACGCCTTTACCGGCAACGCGGACGGGTGGTTCGACGCGGGCGAGCCTCCGGCCCCTGCCGCGCAGCAGGCAGAGGGGCGGCGGTTTGATTACGAGCCGTTCTACAACGTCGGGCATTCCAAGCCGCGCGAACGTGAAGCGGTAGGCTTTGCGCAATTACGCGCCCTTGCCGACAACTACGATGTATTGCGTTTGGTTATCGAGGCGCGTAAAGACCAAATGGAGTGCCTTAAGTGGACAATCCAAAAGCGCGACGTCGAATCAACCGAAGACGACGAATCGCAACGGAAAGACCGAAAGGTCGATGAAGCCGTTGCGTTCTTCCGGTCGCCCGATAAAGAACATACGTGGGCGGACTGGCTGCGCATCTTGCTGGAAGACCTGTTTGTTATTGACGCGCCGTGCATCTACCCGCGCAAAACACTGGGCGGCGGCTTGTACGCCCTCGAAGTGATGGACGGGGCGACGATTAAGCGCGTTTTGGACAATACGGGGCGTATGCCGTTACCGCCCGATACGGCGTATCAGCAAATCCTGCACGGCATGGCGGCGGTCGATTACACGGCTGACGAGTTGATTTACCGTTCGCGGAATAACCGAAGTTACAAGGTTTACGGCTATTCGCCCGTCGAGCAAATCATCATGACCGTGAATATCGCCCTAAAACGGCAGGTTCACGCGCTGGAATACTACACGGCGGGCAGCGTGCCCGATGCTTTAGTCGGCGTGCCTGAAACGTGGTCGGCGGACGACATCAGGCGGTTTCAAGAATACTGGGATTTGCTGCTGTCGGGCGAAACGGCGCAGCGGCGCAAAATGCGTTTCGTGCCGGGCGAGTTGTCCCGAAACTTCCGCGAGACGAAGCAGCCGCCGTTGAAGGACGTTTACGACGAATGGCTGGCGCGTGTCGTCTGCTTTGCGTTTAGTGTCGAGCCTACGCCGTTCGTGGCGCAGGTAAACCGCAGCGTGGCAGAGACGAGCCGCGAGCAGTCGCTTTCAGACGGCATGGGCAGCCTGAAAAACTGGGTAAAAGCCCTGATTGACGACGTGCTTGCCCGTTACATGGATATGGCGGCGTATGAGTTTGTCTGGAAGGGGGAGGAATCGCTCAACCCGAAAGAACAGGCTGAAATCTACGCCATCTACAAAAACGCAGGCATCTTGACCGCCGACGAAATCCGCGCCGAACTGGGCAAGGAGCCGTTACCGGGGCAGGGGCAGCCTGAACCGGATAAGCAAGACGGCCGAAAGCCCGAAGAGCCGCCGAACCAAGGGGCTGAAAAGTTGGGAAAGTCGGAAAGCCCGATGAGCGAAGACGAATCTGCCGCGCTTATTGAGGCTTATTTGCTGACACGCATTGACGGCTTGGCCGAACAAATCGCGGCGCTGATTGAGGGTGCGGCCGTCGATTGGCAGGCCGGGGATTTGGCGGCGGAATTGAGCCGCGCGGCAGGGGTTGTTGCAAACGGCTTGGATTTTGGCGATTGGTCGGGATTGTCCGATGTGGTCGAGCCGATAATCAGGCGTGTTGCGGAAGACGGGGCGGTTGCCGCCTTGTTGCGCGTAATGCCTGAACCTGCCGCCGGTATGGTTACGAACATTCGCAGCCGCGCCGTCAAGTGGGCGCATGAACGCGCCGCCGAAATGGTCGGCATGAAGCGGGCGGGCGGCGGGCTTGTCCGAAATCCTGCCGCCGAGTGGCAAATCACCGAAGGGACGCGCGAAATGATACGCGCCCAAGTAGCCGAAGCCATGCGAAACGGCGACAGTGTGCAGGAATTGGCAGGCCGCCTGAAAGAATCCCATGCTTTCGGCAACGCACGCGCCCGAACCATTGCCCGAACGGAAACGGCGATGGCGGACGGTATGGGCAACCTGATAGGCTGGGAAGGAACGGGGCTGGTTGCCGGCAAGCAGTGGATAACCGCAAAAGACGACAAGGTGTCCGATGTCTGCAATGCCAACGGCGGGATGGGCGTAATCGGTTTGCACGAGCCTTTCTCCCACGGTGCGTTGACGATACCCGGTCATCCGAACTGCCGGTGCGCGGTTGTGCCTGTTTTGGCAGGGGATATGCCTGAATCTTGATTCCTTCGGGTCAGGCGGGTGTGTTTTGCCGCCCCTTAGCGGGGCGGCTTTTTTTTGGAGCAAACCAATGACGAAGTTATACGCGCAAATCGCCAAGACGGAGGCGCAGGACGACGGCACGGTCAAAGTTTGGGGGTATGCCTCGAGCGAAGCGGTCGATTCGGACGGCGAAGTCGTCGCGGCGGAAGCAATGAAGGCGGCGATTCCCGATTATATGAAGTTCGGCGCGGTGCGCGAGATGCACGGCTCAAACGCGGCGGGAACGGCGATTGAAATCAACGTAGAAGACGACGGGCGCACATTTTTCGGGGCGCATATCGTTGACCCTGTTGCCGTGACGAAAGTCAAGACAGGCGTTTACAAAGGCTTTTCCATCGGCGGCAGGGTTACCGCCCGCGATGATTTGAACAAGTCGCAAATCACGGGCTTGAAGCTGACGGAAATCAGCCTTGTCGACCGCCCTGCCAATCCTGACGCGGTGTTTACCTGCTTTAAGGCGGACAAACCGAAAGATGAGGCAGGGGCGGCGGATAAAGACGGCAAGCCGTCTGACAAACCAACCGAAGAGGAAGATGAAAATCCTAAAGACGGCGATAAAGGGCCTAAAACCGAAGATAAAGGCGATAAGGACGCCGGCAAAAAGGACGAAGCCGGAAAATCGGCAAGCGTCGAATTGTCCGAATCTGAAATCGCCGCCTTGAAAGCGGTATTGGCTAAAGCCGACAAGCCGAAAGGCGGGCCGGCCGCCAAATCAATGTACCAAGTCAAATCACCGGCTGATGTATTGATGTCGCTGAAATGGCTGGTTGAGGACGCATCCTACGACAACATCGATGAAGCCGTTACCGCGCAAATCAAAGAATCGGCGGCCGGCCTTGCCGAATCGCTGAAAGCGTTGGCGGCAAGCGAAGCCGATAAGCCGGCCGACGGTTTGGCGGCCAAAGCCGGCAAATCAGGCGATCTTGCCAAAGCGGAATCGGCTGACGAACTGGCAAAGGCACAAGACGCGCTGAAAAAATCGAATGACGCCCTTGCCAAAGCGCAGGCGGAAATCGAAAGCCTGAAGAAACAGGCAGTACCGCCGAAAGGCAGTACGAAAGCTATCAGTAAGGCAGAAGATAACGGCGAAGACCCGTTAAAAGGTTTTCAGCCGATTGTAAAGAATGACGGCACGCTGGATGACGTGGCGACACTCATTAAGGCAAAACAAACAGGCCGTCTGTAACACCGCTTACAGGCGGTTTTTTTATTATCAGGAGCGATAAATGAACGTGAACCAACTCACACAAGAAACGATTGAACTGATGAAGTCGGCACAAGCGGGCGGCGGGCCGCCTGACAAAGGTTTTACCCAGCCGGCTAGTTTTACCGCCGGCCTGCAAACCTATGACCTTTCCGCGCCGTCTCAAAAACTCTACCCGGTATTGACCCCGTTGCGCAACCGTATCCCGCGCGTGGGCGGCGGCCGCGCCATCGGCTCGAACTGGAAAGCCGTCACGAATATCAACGTCGGCAACCAACGCGCCGGTATCGGCGAAGGCAGGCGCGGCGGCGTCATCAATCACGAAACGGTGGAACGCAACGCGCAATTCCGCGCCATCGGCTTGGAAAACCAAGTAACCTTTGAAGCGGATTACGCCGCGCGCGGTTTCGAGGACGTGAAAGCGTTGGCGGTCGCCCAAACCCTTCAGGCTACTATGGTTGCCGAAGAAATGATTTTGCTGGGCGGCAACACCAGCCTGAAGGCAGGCGTTACACCTACACCGACCGCCGTCGTTTCCGCCGACGCGGCGGGGAAAATCAGCGTCAGCACCTTGTCTGTAATCTGTGTGGCTTTGGGCTTGCAGGCATACTGGGATGTGGCAGGCGCGAACAACGGTGCAACCGGACAAAGCCCGAACATTAAAACTGCCCAAGTCCCTGCCAAAATCACACGCCGAAACGCGGATGGTACAACCGATACGTTCGGCGGCGGTTCCGCCCGAAAATCTGCGGCGGCTTCCGTTTCCGGTATTGAGGCAGGCAAAAAAGTAACCGCCGTGATTCCGGCTGTTCGCGGCGCGGTTGCCTATGCTTGGTACTGGGGTGCGGCCGGTTCTGAAAAACTGGGCGCGGTTACCACTGCCGCCAAAGTGGAAATTTCGGCTGATGCCGAAGGTACCCAGACCGCCGCTTCCCTGCCGTCCGAAGACAATTCCACTTCTATTTTGGAATTTGACGGCCTGTTGACCCAAATCGCCCTGCCTGATTCGGGCGCGTTCTGGTCGGACAACAAAGGCGGCGGCCTGACTTCCGACAACGCGGGCGGCGTGTATGAATTTGAAGAGGCGTTCGCGCATTTCTTTACCCGATACCGCCTGTCCCCCGATACCGTCTACGTCAACGCCCGCGATTTGGCGGCGCTGACCAAGCTGATTATCGGAAACAGCGGCGCGCCGTTGATTAAGTTGAACGTTGACGTGAACAATACGGCGAACATCCGCGCCGGTGTCGTTGTCGGTTCGTATATGAACAAGATCACGGGCGACGACCTGAACATCGTGGTACACCCGAACCTGCCTGCCGGTACTTACCTGTTCTACTCAAGCCGCCTGCCCGCCTACGTTCAGGGCGTCGGCAATCTGCTGCAAGTGCGTACGCGCCAAGAGTATTACCAAATCGAATGGCCGCTGCGCACCCGTATGTACGAATACGGCGTCTATGCGGACGAGGTGCTGCAAGGTATGTTCATGCCTGCCTTCGGTATGATTACCAACGTGGGTTAAGCCGATATGCCGTCTGAAAATCAGACGGCTTTTTCTTTTGGAGATTTTGAGATGACAGTCAAATTAAAAGCGCCCGAAGGGTTTACCGACGTTTCCTTCGGCAGCCAAAGCTACGCGGCAGATGAAAACGGTATCGTGGAAGTGCCGTCGGAGGCGGCGGAATTCCTGTATCAGTTCGGTTTTGGCAACGTTGCCTCCGAGCCTGCCGAAGGGCCTGAAAAAGCCAAGCGCGGGCGTAAACCTAAAACCGGGCAGCCGGCAGGACAATCCGAACCTGCCGAAGCTGCCGAACCTGCCGAAGCCGAAGCCGAAGCTGCCGAACCTGCCGAAGCAGAAGCCGAACCTGCCGAAGCCGAAAAGGCTGAATAACGATGGCCGCCCCGGTATCGCTTGAGGAGTTCAAGCAGCGTATCGGCGTTGAACATGACCGGCGGGACGATTTCTTCCTCAGCGTCATTGACGGCGTGTCGGCGGCGGCGGAAGCCTATATCGGGCGCAGCCTCCTGGCCGCCGATTATGTCGGGCGGTACGACGGCAACGGCAAAGACCGCATCGTGTTGGACAATTATCCCGTCCTGTCGGTGTCGTCCGTCAAAATCAACGGCGCGGATGCCGGCGGCTGGGAGTTTGACAACTGGCTGCTGATGCGCCCCGAAGGTTTCGCGCGGGGGCTGAAAAATGTCGAGGTATCGTACCGCGCCGGTTATGAGCGCATGCCCGCCGACATACGCGAAGCGGTGATGATTATCGCGGTGCAGCGCGTGAACGAAATCGAGGGCAAGGGCGTACGGAGCAAGACGCTTGCAGGCGAAACCGTCGCTTTTTCTACGTTCGGTAATTCCGGCGGTATGCCGCCGTCGGCGTTTGCGATACTCAATGAGTACAAACGAAAGGGCGTGTGATGCTGAAGATGGAATTTATCGGCGGCGGTATTCTGGCGGCGGTTTTTAAAGCATATGCCGCCGATGTTCAAGATGCGGTCGTCAAATCGGTGGGCAGGTCGGCATTGCGACTGCAAAGCGAAGTTATGCTGAACCGGTTATCGGGTCAGGTGTTGAGGGTAAGGACGGACAACCTGAGACGCTCCGTACATCAGCGCGTGAACGTTTCCGGCAATGTCGTTTCGGGCGAAGTCGATACGAACGTCCGTTACGGCATCGCGCATGAGTATGGTTTCGCGGGCAGTGTCAACGTTAAGGCTTCGCTGCGCCAGGTCAGGCAGGCGTTCGGCAAGCCGCTGAAACCGCCGCGATATGTCCGCGTCCGCGCCCATACCCGTGATGTGAAGTTGCCGGAGCGGTCGTTCCTCCGTTCGGCATTGCGCGATTTGACGCCGAAGTTCGCGGACGACCTGCAAAAATCGATTGGAAAGGTGTTGAAATGAATCGTGAGGCGGTTTATTCCGCGCTGTGGGCGAAGCTGGACGCATTGGACGGCTTCGTAACCAAGAGCCGGAAGCTGGTGCACTGGAACGATGTGAAACGCTACGATCAGCCCGCGTTATTTATGGCGCAGGGCGATATGCAGGCGTTGACATTGACGGGGCGGGAGACCAAGTGGATTTTGCGCGCCGATGTTTACCTGTACGTCCAGACGGCGGGCCAACCGCCCGCGCCCGTCATGAATCCGCTGATTGACGCGGTGTGCAATGCCGTGAACGCCGTCCACCCCGTTACGGGCAAGACGGATTTAACGGCGGACGGCGCGGATATCGAGTATTGCCGCGTCGAGGGTACGGTGGAAACCGACGAGGGGACGCTTGGCGAACAGGCGGTTTGTATTATTCCGATTGTGATTTGCGCCGCGTAATGCGGCTTTTTTTGAAAGGGATGTCATGCAGTTGACGTTTGGCAGCGGCGAAGTGTTCGCCCAAATGATTACGGATGCTTACGGCAACCGTGTACAGAACGCAACGCCCGTGCGGATTATGGGCTTGCAGGAAATGTCCGTCGATTTGTCGGCGGAATTGAAAGAGTTCTACGGTCAAAACCGTTATCCTTTGGCTGTGGCGCAAGGCAAGGTCAAGGTGTCGGGCAAAATGAAAGGCGCGTTGATTAACGGCCTGACCCTCAATACCCTGTTTTTCGGTACGGAATATGCAACCGGCACGATGAAGGCGCTTTGGGCGGAAACTACGGGCAAAGTCCTCGATGGCGACAATTATTCTTACCTTCAGGCAGCCGCGCCCGGCGGCGGCAAGTTCGCTGAGGACGCGGGCGTGATGGGCCAGGACGGCACGGCTTATATCAAAGTAGCATCCTCCCCGAAACAAGGCCAATATACGGTTTCGGAATCGGGCGTGTACGCCTTTAACAGCTCGGATAAAGGCAAAACCGTTTATCCGAGCTTTACCTATACGCAAACGATGCCCCCGGCGAAGAAAATCGAGCTGACCAATATGGCGACGGGCAACACGCCGACGTTTAAGATGAGGTACCTGACGCAGTTCAAAGGCAAAAAAGCCCTGTTGGAACTGGAAAGCGTAACCAGCGGCAAATTGGGCTTGTTCTCGACTAAAAACGACGACTTCTCCGTCCCCGAAATCGACTTTACCGCCTCAACCGACGAGGCGGGCTTTAAAATCGGTACGCTGTGGATTCAGGAGTAATGTTTATATGCCGTCTGAAAAGGCGGCTTTTTTTATTCAACCAAAGTCAAGGAAATAAAAATGACCGTACGGATTAAAGGCGTAACCGTAGAACTGAACGGCGCGGATTATGTGATTCCGCCTATTGCGCTGGGCGCGTTGGAGCAGTTGCAGGAGCGCATCGGCTCATTTGACGGCAATGCGGCGGATGCCGGACAAATCTCTACCGTTATCGATTGCGCCCACGCCGCCCTGAAGCGCAATTACCCGGATTTAACGCGCGAAGAAGCGGCCGATTTGATCGATATCGGCAACATGAACGAAGTGTTTGCCGCCGTGATGGACGTTTCGGGCTTGAAACGCAGGGAGCAGGAAGCCGCACAAGCGGGGGAGGCCCGGGCGGCGGATTAAGTTTCGGCGCGGTGATTGCCCACGTTTGCGCCTCTACCGGCTGGACGTGGGACTACGTCGCCGACAACTTGGATTTGCCGCGTATCAAACACCTGAACGAGTATTGGCGCGAACATCCGCCCGTGCATATCTTGGCAGCGTCGTATATGGGCGTCAAGCCGTCGTCGGGCAGTGTGCAAAGCGAAGCGGACGAAGCCGAAGCCGTCGGTATGCTTGGCGGCGGCGAACTGTCCGAAGACGAATTTGACGCCCTGCTCAAAGCGAAAGGAATCATCTGATGGGCAATGCGGTTTTCCCCGAGTTCCCCGGCTTGAAGTGGGGGCGGAAGAAAACGGCGGTATGGAGTACGGGGACGCAGAAATCGGCAAGCGGCCGTGAGTTCCGAACCGCCTACTACACCTACCCGCAATGGCGGTTTTCGCTGTCGTTCGAGGTATTGCGGACAAAGGCGTCCGTAAACGAGTTGGAAAAACTGGCGGGATTCTTCAACGCGCGCAAAGGCAGCTTTGAAAGTTTCCTTTACGAAGACCCGGCCGACAACGCCGTAACCGACCAGCCTGTCGGAAACACGGTGCAGGGCGTTGCGCGTTATCAGCTTGTCCGTTCGATGGGCGGATTTATCGAGCCTGTGTCGGCGGTCAAGGAACGGCCCGCCGTCAAGGTCGGCGGCACGGCGTTGGCGTACGGGCGCGATTACACCGTTACCGACAAGGGCGTTTTGGTTTTCAACACGCCGCAACCGCCGGGCCGCCCGATTACATGGACGGGCGGCTTTTATTTCCGCGTGAGGTTTACGTCTGACACGGTGGATTTTGAAAACGTTTTGGGCAGCTTGTGGGCGGCCAAAAAGATTGAGTTTACGAGTGTGAAACTATGAAGGCGGCGACAAAAGAACTGATTGATTTGCTGCACGGCGGCGACGAGTTTCAGATGGCGGATTTGTACACCATTACGCTTTCGGGCGGCCGGGTGCTGCGGCATACCGGCGCGGATATGCCCGTCGTTTGGGACGGTCAGGCCTACGGGGCGCACGAGCTGGTTATCAAGCGCGGCGCAACCCGTACCGCCGTCGGATTGGAAGTGGATTCCAACACCCTGCAGATTTCAGCCGCGCCCGATTACAGGCTTGAGGGCCTGCAATGGGCGGAGGCCGCCCTGGGCGGCGTATTGGACGGCGCGCGGGTCAGGATAGACCGTGTGTTTTTTGATGCCGGACTGCGCCCCGTCGGTGCGGTGAATATTTTTTCAGGGCGCGTGTCGGACGTATCGGGCGGCAGGTCGTCCGTGAAGGTTGACGTGAAATCCGACATCGAGCTTTTGAACGTTTCCAGCCCGCGCAACATTTATCAGGCGGGCTGTATGAGGACGCTCTATGACGACGGCTGCAAGGTCAACCGTGAGAAATTCACGGTAAACGGGCGCGTAACCGAAAACAGCCGGACGGGAACCGTGCTGAAGCACAATCTGACGCAGCCTGACGGCTGGTTTTCGCAGGGCGTGATTAAGTTTGCGGGCGGGCGCAACGCGGGTTTGAGCAGGACGGTCAAGGCACACGGCGGCAACACGTTCGAACTTGCCCTTCGCCTGCCCTACCCGCCGCAGGCGGGCGATGCGTTCAAGGTTTATCCGGGCTGCGACAAGCGGCGCGATACCTGCAAGGATAAGTTTGACAATATCGTGCATTTTCGCGGCTTCCCGTTCATCCCTTCGGCAGATACGGTGGTGTGATATGCCGTCCGAAACGGATTTGAGGGCGCGGATCGTCGAAGAGGCGCGGTCGTGGCTTGGCACGCCGTACCATCATCATGCAATGGTCAAGGGCGCGGGTGTTGATTGCGCGATGCTCCTGGTCGCCGTCTACGGGGCGGTCGGACTGCTTCCCGAAGGGTTCGACCCGCGCCCTTACCCTCAAGATTGGCATCTGCACCGCGATTGCGAGCGTTATTTGGGGTTCGTCACGCAATTTTGCCGTGAAACGGAATCGCCGCAGGCGGGCGACATTGCAGTATGGCGTTTCGGGCGGTCGTTTTCGCACGGCGGCATATTGGCGGGCGGCGGCAAGGTTATTCACAGCTACATCGGGCGCGGCGTGGTGTCGGACGACATCGGCCAAGCCGAACTTATCGGGCGCGGGGTTCGGTTTTTTACATTTTCATTTTGATTTTGCGGCCGTCTGAAAGGACGGGCTTTACGCGGGGGCGAAGGATAAGGAAATGCACTGCCCGAGTCCGGCATTGATGTTTACGAGCGCATCCAATGAAAATTTGTCGATTTTCCCGTTCAGCAGGTCGTTGATGCGCGGCCGGGTCAGGCCGCAATGTTCTGCGGCCTGTTTTTGCGTCCAACCGTTTTCGCGGACGGTATCGGCGATGTGCATCATCAGGCCGGCGCGCAACCGCATATTGGCGGCTTCGGCAGGCGTGTCGCACAGTGCGTCAAATACGGAGGCGAAAGTTTGGCTTTCCATTATTTCTTTTCCCGAATCAATTTGTTGTAACGTTTTTCCGCCGATTCCGAATCGGCGCCCGCGGTTTTCCGGCTTTTCTTGAAGTTGATAACCTGCCGCCTGTTTGGCGTTTTCGGGGAATTGCCGCAGGCAATCCAATGAACCGCCTGAAAAATTTAACGGTTTCATATTTTATATCTGTTTTGATATAAGTAAATTATATCGATTTTGATAATTTTTGCAAGTTTCGAGGTGGTTTTATGGGTGGTAAATCGTCAACCGTTACATCTGCCGAAGAGCGGATTTTATCGTTACAGGTTCAGCGGTCATCACAGGGGCTGACCCTGCCCGTCATCTACGGCAGGACGCGCGTGGCGGGCAATTTGATTTGGTACGGCGATTTCGTCACCATCGAGCATAAAACTACGACGCGCCGGGGCGGCAAGGGCGGCGGCGGTGTGAAACAGGTCGGTATTTCCTATACCTACGAAGCCGCCGTCATGCTTGCTTTGTGCGAGGGCGAGATTCAGGGCGTGGGGCGGGTTTGGCGCGACAAGGAGAAATTCGATTCGCCGGCACAGTTGCGCCTGACGCTTATGCGCGGCGGCGACGAGCAGCCGTTGTGGACGCACCTGCAACAGGCGAAGCACCAAGGCCAAGCCTTGAATTATTCGGGCACGGCTTATTTGTGCAGCCCGAACTACGAACTGACGAAATCGGCGCAAATATATCAGCACAATTTCGAGGTCATCGGGAAATCGGGCTATTCCGGCAACATCCCCGATGCAAACCCGCGCGAAATCGTATTGGATTTGCTGACGAACCAACGCTACGGCTGCGGTTTCCCGTCCCAAAACATCGGCGATACCGACCGGTACAGCAATTATTGCCGCGCCGTCGGGATTTTCCTAAGCCCTGCCTACACGGAACAGGGGGAGGCGCAACGGAATATTTCCGAACTGCTGGAGCAGACCAACAGCGCGGCGGTATTTTCGCAAGGCCGCCTGAAAATCATCCCCTACGGGGACGGCAGCCATTCGGGGAACGGCGCGGTGTACGTTGCCGACAATAAGGCCGCCTACGACCTGACCGATGACGATTTCATCGTTTCGGGCGCGCAAGACCCTGTAAAGGCCGGGCGCAAAACCAATGCCGATGCGTTTAATCAGATTCAGGTCGAGTACCTTGACAGGGACAACGACTACAACGTCGCCATCGCCGAAGCGAAAGACCAGGCGAATATCGAGCAGTACGGATTGCGCCCGAAAGACGCGGTCAGGATGCACGGCATTTGCGATGCGAAGGTGGCGCAAAAAGTGGCGCAACAACTGCTGCAACGCGCCCTGTACGTGCGCAACGAATATGAGTTTAAGCTGGGTTGGAAATACTGCCTGCTTGAGCCGATGGACATCGTAACCCTGACCGACGCGGGGCTCGGCCTGAATAAAACGCCCGTCCGAATCACGGAAATCGAAGAAGACGGAGAAGGGGTTTTATCCGTCAAGGCCGAAGACTGCCCGGCCGGTGTTTATACCGTGTCGGAATATCCGACGCAGCCGTCTTCGGGTTATTCGGCCGACTACAACGTTTCGCCGGGCAACGCCCATGTGCCGGTAATTTTCGAAGCGCCGTTGCAACTGACGGGCGGCGAACCGCAAATCTGGCTGGCAACCGCCGGGGGCGGTATGTGGGGCGGCGCCGAAGTGTGGGTATCGGCGGACGGCGACAGCTACACCCGCGTCGGCGCGGTCAACCGCAAGGCGCGTTTCGGCGCGCTGACCGCCGATTTGCCCGACGGCGCGGTTTTCGACCGCACAAATACGTTGGGCGTGGAAATTTCGGCGGGGCAGCTGACGGGCGGCACGGAGCAGGACAGCCGCGATTTGCTGACATTGTGCTACGTCGACGGCGAATTTCTGGCATACGCCGACGCCGAACTGAAGGGCGTGGGACGCTACACATTGGGCAACCTGACGCGCGGCGCGTACGGCTCCGCCGTCAACGCACACGCGGCGGGCAGCCGGTTTGCGCGCATCGACGAAGCATTGTTCAAATACGCCGTGCCGCGCAACTGGATTGGCCGCACGGTTTGGGTCAAACTGGTTTCGTACAACGTTTTCGGCGGCGGCATTCAGGATTTGGCGGAAGTGCCGGCGTATTCCTACACCATCGAAGGCGCGCCGCTCGGTCAAATCCAAAACCTGCGCCTGACATCATCGTGGGCATACGGCAAAGAAGCCGTCATCGCTTGGGATAAATTGGACGGCGCGGATACCTACGACGTGGAAATCTACGCAGGCGGCAGCCGACGCCGTCTGCGTGCGGTTGACGGCATCGTTGACAACAGCTACACCTACACTCAGGCGGATATGAAGGCGGACGGCGGCCAGGTACGCGGTATTGTCTTCAAGGTTCGCGGGCGTGCCGTTACCGGTAAAACGGGCAATTGGGCGCAAATCGCGGCGCAAAATCCGCAACTGCAGGCATTACAAGGTATTTCCATCGACAGCGGTTTGAAACAGGCGTTTTTTACCTGCCAAAAACCTGACGAAGAAGACTTTGCAGGGATTATCGTTTGGGTTTGCGAAAACGCAGCCTGCCCGGCCGCGGACGCAAACAAAGCCTATGACGGCGCGGAAACGTTTATAACCATCGCCAAATGCGGCGGCAAACCGCTGGAGAAAGGAAAGACCTATTACTTGAGGGCGGCGGGTTACGACAGTTTCGGCAAAGATAACCTGAAAATCAGCGGCAGCATATCGTTTACCGTTTACGACGTATCGGCAACCGACCTGTCGGAAAGCAGTCTGAACAAGGCTTTGCGCGACAAAATCAACCTGATTGACGGCAACGGCGCGGGCAGCGTCAACGAGCGCGTCGAGGCAGTCCGATCGACGGCGGACGGCAATGCGGCGGCGGTTCAGACACACGCCCGAAGCATCAACGGCTTGGAGGCGCAATACACGGTCAAGGTTGATGCAAACGGCAAAGTGGCGGGCTTCGGCTTGGCGACTACGCCGAAAAACGGCACGCCCGAAAGCAAGTTTATCGTGAATGCCGACCGCTTCGGCATCGGTGCGGCCGGGAAGGCGGATGTGTTCCCGTTCGTGGTGGACACGCAGAAAAACCGCGTGGGCATCAACGGCGAATTGGTGGTCAACGGCAAGGCGGTTGTCGATAAGTTGAACGCCGGGGATATCCACGGCGGCAAAATCGCGGCGGACACGCTGGACGCAAACCGCCTGAAAGCCGGAAGCGTTACGGCGCGGGAAATCGGGGCTGCCGCCGTTACCGCCGATAAAATCGGGGCAAACGCGGTGACTGCCGATAAGATTCAGGTTGCCGATTTGAGCGCGGTATCTTCCAATCTCGGAAGCATCACGGGCGGCAGCCTGAATATCGGCGGGGGTAATTTTACGGTGTCTTCAGACGGCATCCTGACGGCCGACAATGCGGTAATACGCGGACGGATTGAGGCCGATTCGGGTTATTTCAACGGCACGGTCAGGGCTTCGTCCGTCGAGGGCGACGTGTTGAGGGCGCACAGGCTGCGTTGGACGGAGGGTAACGTTTGGGTGTTGGATTTGGATAAAGACCCGCTGCCGAGGGTTTTGATTCCGAATTTTTATGTGGTTTCGGAAACGTTCGGCAACAACAGGGTGCAGGCAAAGCTGCTGTTGAACGGGGGTGTGCTTGCGCCGAGGGAAGTCAGGGAAACCGAGAACTATACCAATTATATTTGGCGCGGCCGAACTTTCGGGAGGTACGAAGACCTGCCCCCCTGGGCAAGGGGGGGCGGGGATTATACCGAACAATCCGGCTCAAGGTACAGAACCCGCCTCGAGTACCAGATTCAAGTCATCCCCGCGGGCAAACCCGTCAGCCTGAAGTTGTCGCTCGCTTCCCACGAATCGGTGTTTTCGCCGTTCGTGTCGGTTTCGTATTTGGCGCAATCCGACTACGAATACAAGCAGCTGCTCGGGAGGATGGTTTGGCGCACCTTTGCGGAAAGTTTCCGGTACGACAGTAAGAAGCAGATTTATTTGGGCGGCGACCGGCGTGTACACGATTACCAAAATCAGATGTATAAACATTGGAATGCTTACGGCGGGCTGCTTCAGTTGCCGGACGATATCTACGGCATATCGTTCGAGTACCGGCCTTTTACCAATGCCGACTGGAGTACGATGCTTGCGTTCGACAGGTCGGATAAGTTTGTAGTGGTTAAGAAATACCGGGGTCATGCGCCCCAACAGTATTCTCTGTTTCAGGAGGAGTTTAATACTGCCGTTCCGAAATCCAACCTGCTGTTTTTTGTGGAACACTGGTGGCAGTATATCGAGCTGCGCAATATCAGGGTGCTGATTCCGGAATCGCGCGAAAACGAGGTTTGGCCCTCCGTCTGACGCCCCCGTATGCCGGCTCTGCGGTTTTTCCTGTTTTGTCCGGGCAATGCCCTCTGAAGACCTCGGACGGCATTTTCGTTCCCGCCCCTAGCGGGCTTTTGGAGATTTGAAATGATTGAAGATAAAAAGATTGTTGCCTTGAATTTTGCAGTCGAGGACGGTATGACCGGCGCGAGTGCGGCCTACCACGTCGTCGAACATATCGGCGCGGATTACCGCAACGGTTATGTTACGGCGACGTTGAACGGCTATGTGTCGGAAAATGCGTTTAAATCGGGCAAACGCTACCTGTTGGCGCGCACATTGGATTTTCAGGAAACGGACATAACCGCGCCCGACCCCGGTTGGGTGTACCGCAAGGCGTTGGAAGGTGCGGCGGGCATCCCCAAAGACGCGCAACCGGTTTACGCGGAATAAGTTTTCAGACGGCGTCGGACACTGCGGGGCTTCGGCTTCGCGGTGTTTTGCCGGGGGGTGTGTGACGGGTATGTTGAGGTTTTTGACGGAACGGCGGTTTTTGCCCGCCGGGTTTCAGGCGTGGTTGTTCGGCACGGCGACGCGGGTGCTGGAGGCGGTCAGCGGTTTGGGCTTGTCGGGTTACGCGGCGGTGTTCGCGCTTGCGCCCGACGAGATTTACGCGTGGCGGATTTATTACAAATTCCAGGATATTCCGGAGGCGTGGACGGTGGGGGTGCTGGCGGCGGCGGGGCTGCTTCAGACGGCATTGCTGTTTGCGCGGGGCGTGAGGGCTTGTGTGGCTTCGGCCTACCTGCTTTTGTTTTCGGGCTTTGTGTGGTTTTTGGTTTCGGTGGCGTTTTGGGGGGCGTACCCGCCTTTGAACACGGGTATGGTCGTTCCGCCGCTGTTGGCGTTTTTCTGCGCGCTGGCGGGGAATAATGCGTTGAGGTTTTTGTTTTCGGCGCAAAAGTCGCGGGGTTTGGCGGATGAGGGGTCGTGAATGGGGTTCTTGCAGTTCGGTTTGCTGTTTGCGGCGGCCGGCGGCGTGCTGGGCGCGGTGTGGGCAAGCCTTCAGGAACGCGGCCGCCCCGTGCAGGCTGTGCTGGAGGCTTTTATTTCTGCAATCGCGGCGGCGGCCGCGGCGGAGCGGTTCGTGCCGCTGGATCAGGCGTGGACGTGCGCGGCGGCGGGGGTGTTCGCGGGGATGATGACGGGGCACGCGCTCGATACGGTGCGCGCGCTCGCGCCCAAGGTGTTGCGCGGTTACTTGGGCGGCTTGGCGGAAAAGCTTACGGGTGTGAAAGACGGAGGGTCTTCGGATGGAAAAGATTGATTTCGAGCGGTATCGCGGCGCGTGAAGACGCTGTGTTCCGGGCGCGTCCGGCTGACGCACGACATTACGCGCGGGGTGTGAACGGCGAAACGCCGCGAGGGGCGGAATCCCTGCGGCGTTTCTGAATTTAACCTTATCCGAGGTAAGGAGAAATCTGTTTGAAGTTTAGCATAAACAGGGAGTTTCGCAAGATGTTGAAGCTGTTTGCCGAGTATGCGGTGTTGCGCCGTATGTTTTATGCGGTTTTGGGCGCCGCGCCTTTGACGGCGTTGATTTGGAAGCCGGCGGATATTTTGAATGCTTTGAAATAGGGGCGGGTATGGAAACGGATGCTTCCCCCTGCGGACAGGCTTCGCACTCTGAAGTCAGTCGAACAGTACTGCGCCGATGCGTGCCAATACGTCTTCAATCACGTAATCGGGGACGGTTTCGCGGAAGGCGGCGCGGCGGATTTTCCAATCCAATGCCTTCATCCGGTGGCAGTGGACATTGCCTTGTGTTGCCGTTCCCGCGCCGAGCAGTGTGGAAATCATACCGCCGCTTCTTGCCGCCGCCGCCCTGCCTTGTGAAATCGGGCAGGCGTAAACCAAGCCGGTTGCGCGGTTGTAAGCTCTGGGCGACAGGGCTATGGCGTAATGGCCGCCTTTCATTTCCGTACCGGCGGCGGGGTCGAAGGCAAGATGGAAAATGTCGCCTCGCTCGGGAATATACATCAAACGCCCTCCTGTCCGACATCGGGCATTTCTTCCCAGCCTTCCGCGCGCGGCGGGGCGGCTTCCGTTTCCGCCAAAAGGTCGGACAGGCGGTAGCGTTTGACGGGGCGGATGAGCAGCTCGCCGTTGCGGATTTCTGTTTCCAGCGCGTCGCCGATTTTGGCGTTGAGGGCGGTCAGGAGGCGGGCGGGCAGACGGACTGCCGCGCTGTTGCCCCATTTTTGCAGTCGCAACATGGTTTTGCTTTCGTGTTGTAGATACGTTGTCGATACATTATGCCGCCTGAAACGGATTTTGCCAAGCGGCGGCGTGTAACAGGAGTGGAGATGGAAACGGAACGTGTGAAACCGGATGTATCGGTGTTGCGGAAACCTGCAATCAAAGGCTTGGCCGGGGTGTAAACCGAAAGTTTACATCTCGTCTTTTATCGGAAGGAAAAGAAATGAAAGAATTGAAATGGATTGAAGAAGCCCGTAAATACCTTGGCGCTCACGAAAAAGTGAATGGCAAGTCAAACCCTGTGCTTTTAGCGATGCTGCAAGAAATGGGAAATTTTAATCAGGAGCAGAAAGCGTGGTGGAAAGAAACAGATACCCCGTGGTGCGGCCTGTTTGTCGGATACTGCCTGGGCAAAGCGGGACGCGCGGTCATCAGGGACTGGTATCGCGCCAAAGCCTGGTCAATGTCGGGTTTGACGAAACTCGAAGCCCCCGCATACGGCTGCATCGCGGTCAAACCGCGCCGGGGCGGCGGACACGTGTTCTTCGTTGTCGGCAAAGACGCGGAAGGCAGAATCTTGGGCTTGGGCGGCAATCAGGGCAATATGGTATCCATCATCCCGTTTGACCCTGCGGACATTGACGGCTACTTCTGGCCGTCCAAGCTGATTGGCGGCAAACCTGTGCCTTCGTCCCCCGCCGAAGGGCGTTACCGGTTGACTGCCGCCGCCGCCACCGGCGCGCAAGGCGCGGGAGAGGCGTAATGATGAATCCTACCGAGTTTCTGAAAGCGCGTATCGCCGAATGGGAAGCCAAAAGCAAAGAGGCGGGCGGAAACGCCGATTTTAAAGCTTTTGAGTTTGCCGAAAGCGAAATCAAAAACTACAAAGCGATGTTGAAAACTTATGAACGGCCTGATTAAAAACCCGAAGCTGATTGCGGTGTCGGTTTGCGCCGTGTTCGTTGCCGGCGCGTGGCAATACGACCGCGCCGCGCAATACCGTCGCGGATACGGTGCGGCGGTGTCGGAGGTTTCGGAACGCCTCAAAGCCGCCGCGGTCGAACACGCCGAACACGCCCGCAAATCGTCCGCCGCGTATCAGGCGCAAAAGGCGGCGCGCGAGGAAAAAGAAAGGGTGCGCTATGTGCAAACGCTTAAAATCATTGAAAAACCTGTGTACCGCAATGCCTGTTTTGATGCTGACGGCGTGCGCGAACTCAACGCCGCCGTTGACGACGGCGGTTAAGCCGCCCGCCGATTTGGTGCGGCCCTGCCCGAAACTGCCGCACCTTGAAGGGAACACGGGCGCGGACGTGCTGCCGTGGTCGTTGCAAGTCATCGGCTTGTACAAGGACTGCAAGGCGCGGCACGGCGCGCTGGTACGGGCGTTGGGCGCGGATTGAGTTGCCAACCGGAAGTTTGCAACCGAACCGTCGGTTCGGGGTTGGCGGCCGCATCGGGGGAAGCGTCGGCATTCCCCCCGATTTTTTACATATCGGGCGGACGCGGCAAATTTTTGCCGTTTTGTTTGCGCGAAGGGGGCGTTATACAAAATTATCAGGCGCACCAATAATGGGCGGAAATGAAAATGCCGTACCCTATGGGCAGGCTTCGCACTCTGAAAGGTTCAGGCGGCATTTGTATTCCCTGCGCGTCAAACCGCCTTCGTGTAAAGCGGTTGCAAAAAAGCCTTTTATTTTGACAGGGTGCAGAGATGAACGCCGAAGGATTTTGTGAAAAACAAACCGCCTGCCGGCCGGACGGGCGCCGAAATGCGGGCGATCGTGCCGATTTGAAGGCCTTTGAGTTTGCCGGACGGGAATTGGCGAATTATCGGGAAATGTTGAAACGTTATGCCGTCTGAAAAGACGGCTTTTTTATTTGGGGCTGTAAATGAGCGATTTGGAAGCCAAAGTCAGGATAACGGTAGAAAACCATACGAAGCAGGGTTTTGATTCGGCCGCCGCCGATGCTGATAAGGCGGCGGAAAAGATGCGCAGCAGCGGCGATAATGCCGCAAAGGGCTTTAAAGCTGCAATCGACAGTATGCACGAGACCATGCGCAATTTGCACGCCGATGTGAAAGCGGGATTTGAAGCGGCGGGCAATCAGGCGCAACAGGCGTCTGAAAAGGTTAGGGCCGAAGTGGGTAAAATCGGCTCAGGCTTATCGGGGCTGACCAAACTGCTGGCAGGATTAGCAACCGCAGACTTCGCCAAATCGGTGCTTGATACCGCCGATGCGATGCAGTCGATAAACAGCCAAGTCCGACAAGTCACGTCGTCTGAAACGGAGTATCTGGCCGTGCAGCAGCAGCTTCTCGATACGGCAAACCGTACCAGTGCATCGCTTGAATCAACGGCAAACCTGTACGTTTCCACAAGCCGCGCGTTGAAAGACTACGGCTACACGCAGCAGGAAATTTTAAAATTCACCGAGGCAACCAACAACGCGATGACCATCGGCGGCGTTGGCGCGCGACAACAGGCCGCCGCGCTGTTCCAGTTATCGCAGGCTTTGGGCAGCGGCGTATTGCAGGGCGATGAATTTAAATCCATTTCCGAAGCCGCACCTATTTTGCTGGATACCATTGCGGAATATATGGGCAAATCCCGCGACGAAATCAAAAAGCTGGGCAGCGAAGGGAAATTGACGGCGGATGTGATTTTCAAAGCCATTTCCGGCGCGTCGGAGAAGTTCGGGGAGCAGGCGGCCAAAATGCCCGTGACGATGGGGCAGGCTTTGACGGTGTTCTCGAACAACTGGCAAAGCATGGTTTCAAAACTGCTGAACGACAGCGGCACAATGTCGGGGATTGCCGCCGTTATTAAACTGATTGCGGATAACCTTAATTTGGTTGTTCCGATCGTCGCAGGTTTTGCCGTTGCCGTTGCCGCCGCCGTTGCACCGACACTGGCTTTGAATCTTGCACTGCTGGCAAACCCGTTCGGGATTATTGCCGTCGCAATCGGCACGGTTGTCGGGCTGATTGCGAAATTCGGCGATGAAATCGATGTTTTCGGCGGCGGCTGGTCGAATCTTTCCGATGTGATTCGGGCGGTTTGGCAAATCATCACGGAAACCGTCGGGGAAGCGGTGGGAACCGTCAAATCGTGGTTTGACGGGCTGACAGGCCGGCTGAACGAGGGCGCGGGCGGCTGGCCGTCGTTGTTCGGGCGCGTGATGAGCGTCATCTCAAGCGCAATCGGCGCGTATGTGAACGTTTATATCAACATATTCGCAACCGGCTGGATGCTGATTAAAGAAGCCGCAAACGATATGCCGCAATTCTTCGCCAATCTCGGCAAGGCCATAGGCAACGTGTTTATTTCCGCGATCGAACGGATGATAAACAAAGCGGTAGGCATGATTAACAGCATGATTGACTTTGCCAACAAAGCCGCGTCGATGGCCGGGATATCGGGCATTGGAAAGCTGAACAAGGTTCGGATGGGGCGGATGGACGACGGCGGGCTTGGCGAGCGTATTCATGACAGCTTGACGAAAGACCGCGCCGGCGCAATGGCAAATGCCGTCCGCGAACGGGCCGCCGATATTCACGAAGCCGATGCCCTCAAGGGACGCGGCGGCGGAGGACACGCCAAAACCGCCCGGAAAAAGCCGGGCGCAAATCAGGGCGGCGGCAAAGGGGGCAAATCCCGTTCGGGCGGTCCGGGCGCGGCCAAAGACCCGATGCAGGCTTGGGAAGGGGAAATCAAAGCCCGAAAACTCGCACACCGCGAAATGCAGCGCGAAACGCTCACGCACCAAGAATGGGATTTGGCGCGTGAGGCGGAATATTGGCGGGCGAAGCTGGCAACGGTGGACGCCAACGGCAAAACGGGCGTAAAAATCCGCGAAAAAATCCTGACGCTTGAAGACCAATTATCGAAGCAGTCAACCGAAGCCAAAATGAATCAGGCGGCCGAATGGGAGAAATTGGACAAGCACAAGCTGGAGATGGAGAAAGACGCGGCAGACCAAGCCCTGGCAGACGGACGTATTTCGCAACTCGAACGCCTGGACTTGGAAATCGAGTTTGAAAACCGACGTTACCGGATTGCCTATGACGCATTGCAGGAACGGATCGCACTTGCCGAACAAGACCCGGCATACAGTCAGGCGGCAATCGGCAAGCTCAAGGCCCAAATGGGCGAATTGGGGCGGGGGCACGAACGGACGCAGGCGAAGAACGAGGGCAAACGCGAAAACCAACGCCGCAAAGACGCGCCCAACGTCATGGAAATGCTGCAAGACGGCGGCAGGAACGTTTGGCAGGAAGCACAGCAGCAGATGGGGCAGGCGTTCACCGCCATGCTGGCGAGGGCGCAGAACTTCAGGCAGGCGATGAACGGTTTCTTCAAAAGTATGGGGCAAACCTTTATTCAGGAAATGGTTACGAAACCTTTGACGGGCTTGATGCGGCGCATGGTTGAGGAATCGGCCATTTACAAGATGATTTTCGGAACTAAGGAAACGCTGGAGACAGCGGCGGCAGCCAAGACGGCGGCAACTAAGGCAACCGAGACAACGGCGGTTGTCAGTAGTAATGCTGTTCAAGCGGCTTCAGGCGCGGCGGCTTCCCAGGCGCATATCCCATATGTCGGCCCGATTCTTGCCGTTGCGGCTATGGCGGCGATGATGTCGGCTGTAATGGGACTGATGGGCGGCGGCGGTTCTCAAACGACCACAACCACGACGCGCATTCCCTCGGCGGCAGGCGGCTGGGACATTCCGGCAGGCATCAACCCGCTGACCCAACTGCACGAGAACGAGATGGTCCTGCCTGCCGAACACGCCCAAACCATCCGTGAAATGGCGGATCAGCAGGGAGGCGGCAGCACCGTCATCATCAATTCGACAGGCGGCGACTTCATCCATAAAAACGATTTGGCGAAGCTCTTGAAGCAGATGAAACGGGACTTTAAATTTGTCTGAGAAAATGCCGTCCGAAAGGTTCGGACGGCCTATGTTGCGGCGTACGTCAAGCTATTAAGCTATTTGGTTTTCAGAGGCTTTTTCTTCCATTTCCGGGCTACGGCTTCAAATTCTTGAAAGGCCGTCGGCGCGCTCCTGATACGGCGTATTTCAAAAATGAAGCTGCTTAGGTTGTCCCAGTCGCGTAACAGCATGGAGTATTCGAAATCTTTATACATTTTCTCGTGCAGCGCCCCGCCCAATACGCCCGCACAGACAAATTCGCGCTGGTTTAAAACTGTCAGTATGGCTTCACGGTCTTTCTTCTTGTCCGGGGTATCTGATGTATAGGTGGCGAGTATGCATCCGTCTGTTTTTGCCAGCCCGTTTACTATGGTTATGGCTTCTTGAAGGGCGGCATTGTTACGTTCGGCCATGATCATGTCGATGGTGGCGCGCTTTTTGGCGTTTTCCGTATTCCTCATGATGCCGTAAGCGGCAACAAAAACGCCGATAACAGTCAATATCGGCGTTGCTATCTGTATTAGGTTGTCAGTCATTGCCGTCCCAGCCGTCCGAAAGGCGGAAATCACGGCTTTCCGAATAAATATGCCCCATTGTCATCCCCTTAAGCTGATGTTGAGAATAAATCCTTGCGTCGGAATATACGGCATTGCCTGACTATTTTCAAGATTCCGCACCCCGCGGACCGGACTATACAAAAAAACCGCCTTCGTGTAAAGCGGTTGAAGAGAGCCTTTCAATAAAAATGCCGTCCGAAGGGCTTTCGGACGGCATTTTTTATAGATTCTTTTTTAATGAACCTTTGAAACCGAAGATAATTAATTTTCCTCTTTATTTTCAATACGCAGTGTGCCCTATGTTTTTAAATAAAAATATTTTAATCCAACATTTTTGCAATATCCGCCATGTCGGGGCGGTAGTAAACATTGAGTAAAATCCTTAAATCCCGATGCCCGCTGATTTTTGCCAAGACCTCCACAGGCACTTTTTTTGATAGGCGCGTGAGGGCTTCGCGGCGGGTGTCGTGAAAATGCAGGCCTTGTATGCCGCAATTATCCCGCGCTCGCCTGAATAATACATCAAGGCTTTTGGCATCCAGGCTAAACACCCATGTGTCATCAATTCCGCGCAGTTGCTCTATTAGTTCGGCGGCTCGCAAGGATAATGGCACGTCACGGCTGTCGCCGTTTTTAGTTATTGGGAGGTGGGCAATACGACGCCGCATATTCACATCTGCCCATTTTAGGCCGCAGATTTCGCCTGCCCGCATGGCGGTTTCGATGGCAAATAGGACGGCAACGGCAACCCGTTGCACCGCCATTTTCGGTTTCTCATTAGGCCGGTATAGGAGGGCGGCGCAAATATCGGCAATTTCCTGCTCGGTTGGCCGTCTTGTCCTTGCCCGGCTTTTTTTCGGCTTGCTGATTTTGCGTACAGGGTTTTCGCGAAGAAGTCCCCACTCTTTCATGGCGTGTTCGCAGACGGCGGATAAAGTGGTTAATTCGCGTCCGACGCTGGTGGGGGATACCTCCTGCAACCGTTGATCTCGCCAATCGGCGAAGTCTTGAGGGCGCAGGTCGGCAAGCCGCACCTTTGCCAAAGGTGTTTTTAGTGCGCGTCCAATGCGGTATGATTCTTCCCGTGCGCCCCGCTTTGATGGTGTAACCTCGGATAAATACCGCCGGATAAGGTCGGCAAAGATAGTATTTCGCGGGGCATTGCCTTGGATGCCGTCCATAATTTGCGACTCTATTCGCGCCGCCCACGCCTTCGCGTCTGATGCCCGCTCAAATGTGGCGGAACGGGAAACGCCTTTCATACGGATTTGTACGCGCCATTTGCCGTTACGTTGAGTGATGGTTGCCAT